AAGTACAGGTACTGTGCTTGAAACTAACGGCATGATGACACTAAATGAAATGCGCCAATGTGTAGGCAAAAGGCTCTATTTCTTCGTTCGTCAATCGCTTAGTATAAATCATATTCGATGCGGAACACAAATATCAAGTAACTCGAATGTGCCAATGTTGTTAGTTAAGGGCGATACGTATTTTTCACAATTCATAAAATTCTCGCAAATATCAAGCACACCAACATTGCTCTCATGGAATAACACGAAGGATGGTGGTTCGATAGAAGGTTATCCAGAAGGGTCGTCTGCAACTGGTTTAATCTCTACTGACTCCTATGTTCGGTATTATGATTACGGCAGAAGCACAAACTTACAAACGTTCATTGTTGAGTGTAAGATGGGCGTAATGAATGGGTACGAATGCATCTATTGGGAATTAGTATCGGCGATGAATATGCTTACATAGTAACATAACGGTTAAATTAACTCAATAATAAAACAATATAAAACAAAATTATAAACCATAAAAAGAAAGAAAGGAGAAACAAAGTATGGCGTATGCAAGTTGGCTCGTACCGAGCAAAGTATCAGGTAGCGGAAACGATACAGTAAACGTAACCGCAGGTTCAAACAATACGGGTAGAAATGCTCGTACCACTAACATGACATTTAAAGCAGCAAACTGCGAAGACGTAGTAAGAGCAGTTAGCCAAGCAGGAAAACCAGAGTTTGTGACAATTCAAAGTACGGCTTCGGTAGCAAAGGGTGGCGTAGCAACCTTGACTATCACAGGAACATCGAACAGTTCCAAGTTGACTTTTAGTTTGGGTAGTGGGGCAACATTAAGCCTCACATTGCCAAGCTCTTACACCGCAAATGGTCTTTCGACCAACAACGGAACGGCAATCACAGGTGACCCAGGCGCAACGCAGGAGTACTCTTACTCGATTGCTTTTACAAGCATTGGCGAGAATACTACGATTAGCGCATTAACGGCTCAGTTGATTGTAACTGACAACGCAGGTAACACGGCAACATGCGCAATTACACAGGCAGCAGGCGACGCTACATTGAGCGTAACTCCAGCAAGCGTACAACTCGACTGGAATGCTTACAGCGAGTCTGCAAGTGCTACATTCACCGTTACTTCTAACACTAACTGGAGCGTTGAGTAATGGTAAAGACGATACCTTGGAACGACGGCAACGGAAACATTGTCCTTACCTACACGGGCGAGGGCAATGCGACCGTTACGGTCGAAACCGATACCGACAACCTTGGTGAAGACCGAAGTCAAGTCCTCACGTTCAAGACAACTGGGGCAAATCCTGCAACGGTAGAGGTGACGGTCACACAAGAGGCTTGTCCGTATAATTTCCGCACAGCGGATGAATATTTCGTAAGGACATCCGATGGTTATATAATTAACGTTCAAGAAGAAGAATAATGGCAATATACAAAAGTAGATATACAAGGACACAATTGGATGAAGGCATAGGGGCGTCATACGTTCCTACCCTCAACAGCGCACCTACGACATCGACTTTGACTTATACGAGGGCTGACCTTCCAAGTGAAAGTCAAACGGTATCGTTCGTGGTGGGGCAGATGTGTAGGGTAGCTGTGACAGGAGGCTATGACTTCTATCAACTCAAGGACGTGACGAGTGGTGTGGCTACATGGGAGAAGGTAGCAGACATTAACACAATACCACAAGGATATTGTGATACTTCTTCAAGCACAAGAGACAAAGTAGTCACTTGTACTGATTATGCAGCAACAGCAAATTCGTACATTATGATACTTATGAAAAATGCCAATTCATATAGTACGAATAACAGCACAATCAGGCTTAACATCAATGGTAATGGCAACAAGACCGTCTACATCAATGGTGTGTCTTCCAGTTCTTCAAGCAATAAGACTTTGCCAGCAGGTAGTTATCTTGTGTTCTATGACGGCACAAACTATTATTTCCGTACAGACGGGAAGATTACTGGCAATATAACTGGAGATGCTGCTACGGTTAATGGTAAAACTGTTGGAGTCAATGTACCTGCCAATGCTGTGTTCACAGACACTACCTATAGTGTGATGGGTGCAAGTGGTAGCAGTCATGCAAGTGGTTTAACCCCTGATACACCCTCTACAGCAGGAACAACTAAGTATCTTAGGGAAGATGGTACATGGGTAGTGCCTCCTGATACGACTTATGTTTTCAACACTGCCTACAACGCATCAAGTAACAAGGCTGCTACAATGGCAGATATTCCATCTTCACTCCCAGCATCGGATGTTTATTCTTGGGCTAAGGCATCAACTAAGCCAACTTACAAGATGTCTGAGGTTGCAGATATAAGTGTGGTTGATATTGCAACCAACACAACATCTGTATGTACCATAAGAGATAGTGCTAGTCATGGGAAATCCCAAACTATCATTTATACAAACTCTACAAATTCCGATTTGTATGTAACAGTTCCTACTCATTACGTTACTCCTGAAATAATGCCGACACCAAGTGGCAACGAAATAATTCTTTTATGCCCTGCTGGTGGTTATTGTGAGGTTAACTACCTTAATGTAAATGGAACTATTTATTCTCGTGGACTTTAAAATTGAACGGATATGGAAAAATATGTATATATCAAAAAGAATATAGCAAAGCATTACATTGACTTTGCTACACCACTAAGTTCTGATGAATATTTTATTGGAGAGACTTGGGAAGATTATTGCAACAACAAGTGGGTATTGCTTAGTGCTGAACAGATTGCATTCAAAGACGAGCATCCTAATGCAAGTATCAAGGAGGTGTTTGATATGGAACTTATTCCAACACCTGTACATGAAAGGACGCTGGAAGAAGCGAAGGGTGAAATGATTACAAATATCGGCAATTATGACGAAAGTGACAATGTGAATGAGTTCATTGTGACTCACGATGGGCAAGTTGTTACAACATCTTGGTTTGAGCCTAATATAAGGGCAAACTACAAGAACTCTGTTGAGTCAGCAGAACTTGTAGGACTTACAACGGTATCTTTTTATGTAGGGGATATGCCTATCACGTTGCCAACTCAGGATGCCAAGTTGATGTTGGCTCAGATTCAGTTGTATGCTGATGCTTGTTATATAGTTACCAAGCAACATATTGCTGCTGTGGAAGCATTGACTACTATTGCAGAGGTAGATGCTTACGACTATACACAGGGTTATCCTAACAAATTGAGTTTTGAAATATGAGAAGGAGAGTATTAGGCGGTCAGAATATGGCACTCATTCATAGTTGGGATGTAGAGAACTATACGTCTGGCGATTGGGTAGATTCTGTAGGTGGAGTAACTCTTACTAAGGTTGGTTCTCCGTCTAAAGTGACACAAGAGGGTGTTGACGTAATGAAGGTGAACTACAGTAACTATTTCGTCTTTGACATGAACAACACAACGAATGGTTTTAGGTTTGGAGATGTTTTTAAAGTCGAGGTTGAATGTATTGAATACTCAATAACTGACAATAAAGACAATGCTATATTGGATTTCGGATCTCTGACACAAGCAAACCATTCGTTTGGAATCCTAAAGGAGCCACTAAGTAGTACACTTGCACCAAATGGCTGGTTCTTTGGCACGAAACTATTTGATAATGGGATTTATTCAATCTACAGCCCAAATATTTCAAACGAGACAAGTTTTGGAGTGCTAAAAAAGATAACTTTTGGAATAGAAAGAAGTGACAGTACTAACAATATTTGTTACAGCCAGTTGAACGACGGGGAAAAAATATATGGCAGTACTTCATTCTTACGTAACTATGGCATTTTTAACAGAAACTTTGAAACTTGTTATTTTTATGTGGGAAGGGGTCACGTTAATAATAGCTATCAGTCTACAGATTATAAATATATCAAGTCGATTAAGATATATAAATTGATAGAAAGCGAAAATGTTCCCTATGATGCAGAAATCAGTTATCTGCAAAGTGATGGCGGTCAGATAATAGACACGGGAATAAGTGGTGGCAGTAATGTAGGCTATGATATAAATTATGAGTTCTTATCTACATTTACCAATTGGGAACATCTCTGTGGTAGTGGACAGCCACCTGTTGCACCGAAGGTATATAGGTCGTCTAATTCTGGTTATGGTTTAACCATGGAATATAGCGGTTCAAATCAATTAAAGAACATGACTGCTTATACTGACACTTCAAGATGTTATGTGCATTACTATGGTGGATATTTTTGGTGGGAAAAATTTAGTACTGCGACTACAAAGGGTAAAAGCACAGGTCAACTTGGATTCGGCACAGACACATTTAACTTATTCGGACACTTGGCAGAACCTGGAATTTATGGCCATGCTAAAATATACTATGCCAAAGTATGGAAAGATGGTGATTTAGTAAGGGATATGATTCCTGTGCGTGTGGGTCAGGTTGGTTACATGTATGACAGAATCAGTGGTCAGTTGTTTGGCAATATAGGTAGTGGCAACTTTACGCTTGGTGCAGATGTGAACGATTAACTATGAGCAGATTGATTGACATATTGCCAGAAAGTCTTAGCCAAATAGGGAAAGGGATATGGTGGACTATAGGTACATGGATAGCAAGTTTTGTTGTCCTGTGGCTGATGTGCCAATGTGGTGAGCCGTGGATTGCCTTTTGCGCGTGTGCTTGCTTGGTAATGGTGGGAGTTCTGCCGTTGAAGAAAGACAGCAAGAACATTGCGCATTATGTCTTTGCCGTGGGTGCTGCTGTGTTGAGTCAGTTGTGGTGTGGACTGGTAGGGGATTGGTTTTGGCTTGTGATGTGGTGGGCAGTGTACTTGGCATTGCTTCCTTTGTATAGGAGTAAGTGGTGCTTTGTGGCGGAAGTGTTTTGTGTGGTAAGTGTATTGATAACAATAAGTATATATTTCTAAAAAATAAAGACTATGGACGAAGAAATTAAAGTATTAGACCCGTCGTTGGGTACGACCTTAAAGATAGCTGTAACGGCTAATCTTGGTACGAACATCCACTTGGAGGATGTGTACTTTGAGTGTAAGTTCTTCACGGGGGTTGGCAACCGTGCGCCATTAACCGTAAGAAAGGAAGACATGCTCTATGTAAGCGCAGACGAGTATATTGCCGTGGTTGATACCAGCGTAGTCGGCACGGGTGAGTATTGGTTGCAGATGACCGCCTATGTTCCCGATGATGATGTAGTCGGAGGCATAAGGATTGAGAAAGCAACCGCACCAACGGGTATAAGGGTTAAATCGTAAGACTATGGGATGTCTGAGTTTTACAACGAAGAGGCTCGGAGGTATTGACCTATCGGCATCACGGATAGGCGGTATCGGTCTTGGAACGGAAAGGCTTTGTGGCATCCGATTCTTTACGAGCCTTATCTGCGACACTGGCATCGGTAGTTACCTCCGTGTAACTCCTGTTGAGATGCAATGGATAGACATTGATTTGTCCGTTGACTACAATGTGATAACCAACAAAGCATGGAACGTGTCATGAAGATAGTGTATAATAATATCATACCGTTCGAGGGGTTCTGTGCTATCACCATTTGGCCGTTTATTTTTGTCCGTAAAGGCGTTGAACTTAACGAAGTGGATATCAACCACGAAGAGATACACGGATGTCAGCAATCAGAAGTAACCGTACTATCGGCATTGGTAGTATCAACCTGTTTCCTTTTTGGTGCAACCGCATGGCTATTTGTCTGCGTGCCGTTTTTATATTACTTCATGTATATCACGGAATGGGTGATCAACCTGGTTCTTTACGGGCGAGACAAGACAGCCTATCGGAAAATCAGTTTTGAGCGTGAGGCATTTGCCAACGAAACGGACATGAATTATCTGGAAAAAAGACGTGCATTTGCATGGCTATATAGTGTTATTAACTCCTAAACAAAAACGATTATGATTCATTCAATTTTAGAAACGGCAAAAGACCATTGGCTTGTTATTGTTGCCATCATTTGGGCAATAGGCATACCTGTGGCATATTTTTGTTACATGCGCAAAAGCAAAACTGCAAGCAAGTTTGACAAGATTTGGCTCAGTTGTTTCTGGCCACTGCTTTTCCCTCTTCGCATCATCCATTACTTCCATAACCGCGAATGGGAGAAAAAGGAATCGTAAAGGTTGGCGAAACGGCTCTTTTGAGATTTCATATTAAGTAATTTATTCATGATTATGGAGCGGCATCTGTGTGAGCAGGTGCCGCCCCGTTGTGTAAAGTCGGGAATGCCGATTTTACCAGGTGGCCTCGTAGCTATCAGTCCAGTCGGTGCTAAGGGTCATGTTCATGCCTCCGTTGCTACCGAAGAGAGGGCCGCTGTAGTCTGTGCTGCGGTTGCGAAGGAGTGGCACATTGGTGATTATGACGCTGCCAATGGTTTCTGCGCTACTGTTCTTTGCTGTGACGGTGACGTCGGTGGTCCATTCGGTTGCGCCGCTCATTCCGTGGAAGGAGAAGGAGGTATTGGTGCGTCCTGCATAGTTTGAGGGGATGTTGATTGTGGTGGTGTATGCCGAGGCATTGGACGGTTCACCTGTCTGGTAGTTCATGCCGAGGTACCATGTAGAGGGGGACAGTTCCATCGTGGTCATTCCATCGGGCAGTGCGTCGGTTACGATGATTTTCAGTTTTGTGACGACACGTTGCAGCTCCACGCTGCGATTGCCGTTGGTGGTTGGCGTGACGGTTACGGCATAGTCGGTCCAGAAGGTGTCGCTTGGTTTTGCCCATACTATCGTCTTGTCGGTGGTGCTGAGGGTTGGGTCAGTACCACGGCTGGCGATGAAGTACAGGTGATGTTCGCCTGTTGTGAGGGTCATGGTCGGTGTGCCGAAGTCCTCGTCGGTGGAAGTCTGGTGAACGGCTTGCAGCAACTCGGTGCCGACATAATCCAACACCCACACGTCGGTCATTGCTTTCCCGTCGGCTTCAAGAGCGCGGGTCATTTCATGGAAGGCGAAGTCGCCTTGCATGGTGAAGGTTATCTTGACGGGGGAACCGTCAAGGACTGTGGTTTCTTCTTTATCGCAGGAAGCGAGACAGAATGTGATAATGATAAAATACAAAAATGCAAAAGTTGTATGTTTCATTGTTCTTTGTTTTTTTTATTGGCCTAATGGGTATTATGTGGCGAATAGGCCAAATAAGTTAATACTAACCCTTAAAATTCAAAGAAGTCCTCGCCATCCCATTCGGTATTGATTGTGATACCGAATCCTTGCTGCGTGATTTCGCCTACCGAATCATCAAACAGATGTCCAGTGTAGGTAGTGATGCGGTTACGGGTTACGGGCACACTCTCTATCACCTTCTGTGCAAGGACCGTACCCTCGTCGGTCAATGCCGATAGCGTCATCTTCAGTGCTCCCGTGGCCGCCATGTAAGGGAAGGTGAACACGCGATACTCGCTGGCTTTCGGTCGGAGTTCGCTTTGTGTACTCTTAGTCGTACCTTCGCTGGTCGATGGGTTGAAGTTGGCCGAGCCGCCTGTGTAGTCAATCTTTAGTTTCATGAATCCGTCGGGCACCTCTTCGTCGGTCAGGCGGAAGCGCACCATTGCACATACACGGTTCATCCTCAGTTCGTGGATGCCGCTTTCCTCGCCGATTGTCACCTCACCGCAATGGCAGAACGTGTCGGTCAGTTTCTCCCCATCGCTGGCGGTGAACTGCACCATCTCCGGCGACTTAATCGTTGCACTCCTGATGCTGCTATGTCCGACGGCCACGACGGTGTACCGCCCTGCGGCCAGTCCCACACTCAGTGTTCCGAAGTCGGCATCGTCAACGGTCTGTGTCTTCATCTGACTGAAAACCTTCTCGCCTTCTGGCGTAAACAACTGTACGTTGAGTTTCGTGAAGTAGTCGCCAATGCGCACCTCACCCCGTGTCACATCGGCAGTCGTTGGAATGAAGCGCAGCTTCGTCTTTCCCTCGTCACCGCCAATCGTTGCCTTTTCACATGCGGTCAATAACAGGCCGACCGCAAGAGCCGTTGCAATAATTTTTCTCATACACTCATTGATTTATTATGTTACACATTCGGCATCCATCGTGCCGCTTTGTTATTTTGTCATTACATTTCACGGTCGCTATACTATCTTTGCATCATCAAACATTCAATAGCATAATGGAACAAATCGTAAAGTACGTAGCTGTCACCCTCGGTGGCATAGCCGGCTGGCTGATCGGAGAGTTTAAGGACACATTCCCCTTGCTCACCGTAGCAATTATCTTCATCCTCTACGACGCATGGTCGGCATACCAACTCGACCGTCGTGTTCACAAGAAATATCCAACGAAAGTCAAACGAAAACAGGCACACTTTACCAGCTTCGCCTTTGGTAAGGTGGTCCGTGAGACGATCCCGAAACGGCTCATCGCCATCATTCTGGCTTTCATTGCCGAACGCTACGTATTCATCCACTTCGACACCCATGCCAGCTACATCGTCACAGGTGCCATCTGTTTGGAGCAAGCTCTGTCGATACTGGAGAATTGGGTCTCATGTCCACTCGACGACGGCAACGACAACCGTTTCTGGCGTGCCCTGCGCCGCATACTCATCGACAAGACCGAGCGCCATTTCGACATTACTCTCGATGAATACAAAGAGAATGATGAACTGTAATCGGTTAGGCCTAACGGCAATGAAAAAATATACATTTTACATTTAACATTCAAAAGAATTGACTTATGAACGATTTACAAACAGCGCTTGAAGTCATCAAGCAGATTGCCATTGCAGTTGGCATCATCTCAGGTAGCAGCATCCTCACAGGATTAGTAAACGCTGCAGCGAACATCCAGAACAAGACAGTGAAGCACATCGTGTCGTGGGTCATTCCCATCGCGGTTGCAGAAATTCTCTGTGCCATCGGCACTATCTCCTTCGGTTATGGTGGTTGGGACTTCCTTATGTCGGCAGGTGCAGGAGCATTAGTCGGTGGGGCATCGAATGGACTGTACGATTGGGAAGTTATCAGCAATCTCATCGACAAGTTCTACGAACTGTTTCATAAGAAAAGTTAAAAGTTATAGGTTATACACAATGAAATACTTTACACTCAAAGAACTCACAGCATCCGACAAGGCCACTACCTACGGCATCAAGAACGAGCCGAACGCCACCGAGCGTGCTCGCCTCATTACACTCGTCGATAAGATACTCGACCCACTGCGTGAGGCATACGGCAAACCTATCATTGTGACCTCAGGATTCCGATGCGACAAGTTGAACAAACTCGTAGGTGGAGCCACCAGCAGTCAGCATCGACGTGGTGAGGCAGCTGATATCCGGACTAAGGCCGATACTCCTGCAGAGAACAAAAAGCTATGGGATTTGATTATCAAACTAAAGTTGCCTTTCGACCAGATGATCAACGAGCGCAATTTCGATTGGGTACACGTATCTTATGGTCCTCGCAACCGCAGGCAGAAGCTCGATGCTGTGAAGCGAAACGGTCAGTGGTACTACACTCGCAGCAAGTATTAACGCTAACCGCTAACCCCTAACCGCTAAACGATTATGCAACAACCAAAATCTACATCCCGTTGGCAACAGTTCCTCAATGGAGGCGGCGACTTCCTGCTGATTATTCTCAGTGGGATGCTCGTGTGTCTGATGTTCGCATTACTCACCTCGTGCAAGCATACGGAATACGTCACTGTGCCGGAGGTGCATACTGAATACCACCATACGACCGACTCGGTTCGTCAAGTGGACAGCATCATCGACCACCAGACCACCATCATCCGTGAGGTCGATTCCGCAACGATGGCGCAATACGGCATTCGCTTGGAGAATGCACAGCGGGCATGGATTGTTCAGAGCGACCGGCTGATGCGTGAGATACAGCAACTACGGGCAACGAAGACCGACACGCTCGTCGTCCGTGACTCCATTCCTCTCCCCTACCCCGTGAAGGAATATGTCAAAGAGCGCTATGTGCCAGGGGCAGTGAAGCTGTTGGCATGGATAGGCGGCATACTCCTTGCCTTGGCACTCGGTTATGGAGGGTGGAAGCTATATAGGTTGCTCCACCCACTGATTTGAGATTTTGTTTAGTTTTAGTTTTTATAGATTGTATGTAACGATTTGATTTTTTCATCCGTGAGGACTACTTAGTTAAGGTTTATTGTTAATAATAAGTGAAAACGGAAAGACAGAGAAAATTCTTTTCATTTTGCCAAAACCACCCAAGCCTGCGAAGGTCAGGGTGGTTGTTTTTTTATCCTCCTTATTTGCCGCTTGTGTATTCCAAGAGCTTCTCAAAGTACTGCGCCTTCTGTTTTCCCCTCACCACCATCACATCTGCTGTCAGTTCGTCAGCAAGTGAAGGGTACTGGATTGTTATTTCCTTCATACTCGATTACGTTTAGTTCCGTGGCAGTCCTTACTTCGTCAGGCTTGGCGATACGGACATACCCTATTCTACATTCGTTCGCTTTCATATCTCTCGTTGTTTTAATGTTACGCACCACAAAGATACTATCTTCGTTTCTGTAGGGTGTGACATACTCCCTACGATCCAAATGTTTTATCTTTCAGCACACGTCGATTAAGGTCTTCGTATTCGCCGTTCACCACACATACAATCACATTGCATTGCAGTCCAACGAAGCGTTTCAATGTCTCTTGATCTTTCATGTTACAAGCCAGCAGTTCAAGATGACACAATGCAATACGTACCATTGCCTCCTGTTCAGACGATAGGTCATACTTCAATACCATACGTAGCACTGCATTCTCGTATGCATTGTTACCACCATACTCCTGTATCTCATTCATGAAGTCGGCCATAATCCCTGCCACTTCATTTAGTGTTTCCTGTTTCTTTGTCATACTCTTGTCCTCCATTTATTTTAATATTTCTGTTAGTTTTGCCGACCAACAATCGTCATCTTCCCAATACTCAGCCTGACCGACTTCATACTGTCCTGGGCAAAGGCTGTCGATATGATTTTGCATTTCGATTTCAATATCAGCACCGCAGTAACTTTTGTTGCCATAGCCATAAGCATAAATTCTTTCGTAATCGTCTCTAATTTCAATAGCCTTCATAATCTTTTCTGTTTAGAAGTTGTTGGCAATAGCGCCAATTCCACGTGGTGCGATTAGTCGTTTATTATCCAAACAGCATACAGGGCGCGCCGCCGAGCATGATGGCCTTGCGACCTGTCACGCCCAGCTGCCACTCTGCGTCTGGCACCTCGTCCTTGCGTTTCGGCTGCCAGCCCTGCCAGTCGTAGGTACTGAACCACGAGCCGTCGAAATAGACGTAGAAGCTGACTTCCATCGTCCTGCCGTCGCCAGTGGTCAGCAGTAGCACCACAAGCTGTTCGTCGCTGTTACCTTCGGCACGAACCAGTCCTGCTCCCTTGATATCCTCGCCGTCTGCCACCAGCGCCAGTCTTATTGCCTCGCTAAGAATATTCTCGCGTAAATTTAACTTTGTCATACTCTTGTCCTCCATTGTTTTTAGATTTCCTTTATCATCCTTGCCACCTCCAGAGTTCTCTTGACTGTGCAAGAGCAGATTTCACGCTTTGTCTTCTCGCTAATGAGCGTCAGGCTGATGTACGAATACTTGCGCTTGTCATCGAATCTGTTGATCCTGACCGTCATCGGCTTGCCGTCTATCACCACGGCAATGTCGTTGCCATTCTTCTCGTTCACGATAATCTCGCCATACTTGGGATGCACCACTTCTTCCTGCAGAGCCATGTCCTTCACCAGATAACCGATGGCGCAGGCTCCGTCCTTTGCGATAAATTCTCTTACGTTCATACTCTTGTCCTCCTTACTTTAATTCATAATTCATAATTGACTTACGTCGAACTAAAGTTTCATAATGCATAATTTATAATTGACTCTCCCCATCTTGAAGCATCCAAGGTTCGGCACTGGCTTTTTCCTTAGTGCTCGGTATAAATTCATCCATATATACCGCAGTTGCTTTGAGACCTCGCTCTTGGCTCTCCCCCTCGTGGGGAGTGGGGAGAGTGGCTTTGTTTTCTTTGCGGTGCTTCTTCATCTCCTTGAAATACTCGTCACTCACGATGGGGAGTGAGTCGTCGTAGGCATAGCGTTGGCCTGGCTTCAGTTGGTCTTCGAGGAAGAAGGTCATGTAGTTGAGCACGTCGTGTGGGTACTCCCCTCCGTCCACCTTAAGGCGGCGACTGATGCGTGAGCGGCTGATGCCTTCGGGTTCGAGCACTCCGATCAGTTCTACATACATACGCACACCCTCTACCTTTGCATACTCTACACCTGCCTCCTTCCATTTCTGGAGGTAGGTCTGGCGTAGTTGTTCCTCACGTTCCGTTCGGTTGAACCAGTGAATACGTGCCACGATATGTGGCCATGATGTCTGTACCAACAAAGGTTGGCCGTCGAATATATCTTTATGTTTTGCCTGAATGAAAGGCACGTTAAGTCCGTACATAGTTAATTGACAATTGAAAGTTGAAAGTTGAAAGTTTATAGTCAGTTGAAAAAGTTGAAAGTTAAAAGGGAGAGGAGGTTATAGCACCTCCTCTGAATAAACCACTTCCTCAGTCTCATTGCATACTACATCGACTGTTCCGCCTTTGTAGTCTGCAAAGTAAGATTCATTCGTGCCGTTGTAGGTACGGATGTAGTCCTTGCAATACTCTGCACTCTCACGAAAGCCTTTGTTGTTGCTCATCGTGTCGTTCTCAAAATAGATGTCGTAAGTTTTCTTTGCCATACTCATTGCACCACTTAGGGCAGGTGCTACTCCCTTGTTAAAAGATTTGATACTGTTATTGTTAATTGTTTTCGAGGTGACAAAACTGCGGTTAAGCGAGGGCAGAGCCATGCTTGCATGAACTATGCCGAGCGGTAGCAGTTTGGCCGTTGAAATTCATTTTCGACGGCAAAGATACGCATTAAATTTCATTTGTCGCACCTTTGTCATACATTTTCTGCTGATTCATAGCTCACTTTGTTCCAGAATCACGGAATATGCGTGTACACATTCACCTGTGTTCACATCTTTCTCGTCTGCCACACGGCGTGCCATCGTCACAGCTTCCGTTTCGTTCTCTGCCACCACCTCCACAGGAATGGAAATGATATATCGGCAACTGATTACATACTTTGTCATAATCTTATTTACTGTTTTACGATTAAACATTGACCATTATTACATTTTTACATTTTATCATTGTTACATTGTGGGTTACGGCTTCGCCGGAATACCGACGAGCCACAAGCATACACAGATGGCAAGTCCGCATATAACCGTGAGACCTTTCACTAATAGGATGAGGACAGCGGCGATGCCGGAGATGAGTTCCTTCCACGAGAAGGTACTCATGGGAGTTACCGCCTTCGGCTCCGAAGTTAAAGATGAAGTTACCGCTTCGCTCGGAGTTATCGCTTCGCTCGACGATACTGGATCGGTGGTTTCAGGTTTCAAGTCCTCGCTAACCGCTAACCGTTCACCGATAACCGATGGGTTTTCGTCCTCGCCACTCTCTTCACTCTTCACTCTCCGCTCTTCACGTCCCCATATCATCCGCTCCTCCATCGGTTGCACCACATGGGCACCACCCAGGTACTTGCGTGGTGTGCCTTGTGATAGGTCGCCTATGTACTTCGCTTTCTCTGTGTCCACGATGGGAGTCATGGCGAGGAGGGTGAGGAACTCACGCCATTCCATGAGCTTTGTGCCATACTGCAATGCTTTGTCTATCTTTGCTCCTGTACGATATCCATACACGAGCACGGTCACGTTCCGTGTCATGCGATCCACATACTCACCGTCTCTCACCTCTATCTGGGTGAACAAGTCGCCACGTGACCAATGTGGAATACTACCTGTGATGCAGAATACTTCTGCCTGAAAGTCCTTGATGTCTGTTGCTTTGATGTCCATTGTCTTAGTCCTCCTATAATATGATGCTGTTTTCAAACTCGCTGTTCATTTCGTTCAGGCTTATTTCGCAAGCCAGTTCTTCTGCCAGTTCGCGTGCTTCGTTCTCGCTGCAGGCTTCTACTTCGTACACATCCCATACGGTGTACGATACTTTCACTCTGTACGTTTTCTTTTTTGCCATACTCATTCCTCCAATTAAAGTTTATTGCTATCTGTTCCACTCTTGAACGTGAAGCCCTTCTTACGACTCCACGTAAAGTTTATATAGTTCCTGCCAAGTTCCTTTGCCGCGGCTAAGAAGTTATCGACTGCGAGTTGTTGCTGATTCGATAGCTCACCCTTCTTCAGTTCCTTTCCACGTGATGCATCTATGATATCACGCAACTCTGCAAGCCAAAGCTCAAGGTCTGCAACATGTTCGTCCATACTATCAAATGGTACACCACGACCAGGCTCACCATCTGGCCACCATATACTCACCTCTTCATTGACATCGAAGTTGTTTACATACTCCTCCAACTTCTCGATGCTTATATCCTCAAGGTCAATAATCATATCACCACCTGCATCTGTGTACATCTCAAGCTCCACGCTGTGCGGCTTATCTTCCCACACTTCGCCTGATGTCCATATCAAATCATGCTCGCTCCACAGGTCGAGCAACTGCTGTTTCTCTTTCGGCAGGCTGTTATACCATGCCATTTCTTCCGTCGTACTTTCCATACTCATTGCACCACTTACGGCAGGTGCATACTCCGGTTTTAAAAGGTTATTGATTTGTTTGCTTCTGTGTCGAATATAAACTTTGCCTGTTCATGCTCCGCTGCTATTTGGGCATCAAGCAGGTCGTCATATTCGTCGATCACCTCGTCGTTATAGTCATATACTTCATATCGTGCCATACTTCTTTCAATTTTTATTTGTTTACATACAATATCCATCTTCGCTGATAGAGCCTTCCTGTACGAGCTTGTCGTACAGGTTGGCCAGGTCTTCGTCTTTCAGTAGTGGGCAAAGCAGGGTGATAATTGCCTTGCCGTCCAGTTCGTCCTCCATATACTGCAGGACCTGCGATGCTTTCAGTTTGTCGTTCATACTTTTGTCCTCCTATTATAATTTATTCGTGATGGAAATCATACAATCTGTTGTGCAATGGCTCACACTTGTACCGGCATGATACATCGCACAGGTCGTCACGTCGATACGGCTGGTAGGTGATAGAAAGAAAGTTGCTGATATATACACGTGCCAGCGTTGTGCCATGCTTGCCAAGGTACGACGTGAATGCACGGCCATGTACTTCGTCTGCGTTCTGGTGACAGCGGCGAGTGTCGTGACTGAACCAAATGTGGTCTGGCTGCTGCCATTTTCCGTCATCATCTTTATATACAAGCCTGCCGTCTATCTCGCAATCCAATTCGGCATACATGTACGATGGTGTGTGTGGAACAGGGTTATACTTTGGCTTCTCAAACTCTTCGTCTGCCCAATCACTCAGGCGTTTCGCATACTTCTCTATCTGCTCCTTACTCAGACAAGATGCATCTTTGATATCATCTGGCAGTTTGTCGTATGTCTTGCGTACCTCTTGCATGAAACGCTGAATATTACCTCCCCACAGACAATCAGGACGGTTGTGTCGGCAATCACCTTCAGAGAAGAAACCATCAAGGTCGAAGTCAAACCTTCCGAGCATCATCAACTCGTGTTCATACTGCTGCAAGTGTTCGTCTCTCGTGGTCAGTGGTGCAAGCACATTCGTAGGTGTGCCAGGACAAACACGCACAATCTTGTGAGCTGTTTCCTTGCCAAATGTTGATACTATACACTTCAATGCCTCGTCGTCGTTGGTAAACATGCACTCGTGGTTGTCCCACTCGCTGAAATATACCTCCTGTGGGTTGCACTCCTTTGCGATACGCTCATGGCGCTCATCGTAAAACTTCAGGTAACGATCAATCTCTGCACGAGTGCCATACATACCCATGCCAGCCGATACTATCTTGTCACCCTCTTTGATATACCCTTTACGGATGAGCATTGCCCTACCCTCTTCAAACTGATTCGTACTGAATGCAAAGAACACACCATACTTCTCGCTGTCTGGGTGTTCGTTGGTCAATTGGTGGTAACGCTTCAATGTCTTTGCGCCTACTACACAGATGCCTCCCTCTGTGCGTTCCCAATCACGATAATACTTTACACCGTTAGCCTCTTTCAGTTCATACTTGATTCCATCTACTGTTATTGTTGCCATACTTCATGCGGCACTATGTAGCCGCTTCACATTTTTTACATTATACATTATACATTATATATTTTACATTGCAGTAAGTGTTGTCTCTGGTCCGAACTGAATGTATCGTGCGGCCTTCTCTGCACGTGCTGCTGCCCATACTATCCATTTCGGGTTACTCTTCAGGGCTTTGAGCCATCCCTGCACATACGCCACGGAGTTCTTGAATGCCTTCTGGCAATCGAGTCCGGCGACGTTGCACAGCATGGCACTACCTATCTCTGCTACCAACTCCTCACGTGCATACTCTTCGTTGCCGAAGTATGCGCCCTTATTCTCACTCTCACGGTTGCAGCGATACGATGGGAGTGTGCTATGTGTCAGCTCGTGGAATGCCGTGCTGTAAAACTCTTCCTTCACGGCATACTGACTGATCATCGGCACCACTACACGGTCGGCTCCTGGCTGATAGAATGCGCGGTCGCTTGGCTTGTCGCACTCAAACTTGAGCTTTGCCTCACGCATCACATACTCCCATACTATCAGTTCGGCACTCTGTATCGGGTCCACCTCTACCTTCTGCGGTGTATCATCATCTGTAAACTTTGTCTCGATACCCTCGATGTCGTCGATGTGGAACACGTGGTAGTACTTCAGCACAGGCATCATGCGTTCTTCCATCACCTCCTCGGTTACTGGTTTGCCGTCCTCGTCCGTTACTACCTCGTCGTTCTCGTCACGCTTCTTGCGAGTGCGGACGGTGGTCTGTCCCCAGAATACTACCATACCACTCTCGGCACCCTTCTTCACCTTACCGCCCAATGCGGTTGCCTGCTTATATGTCAGGTACTCACCGGCACGGAATCCGAGTAGCCATTGGTTCAGCATACTATACGGCTTCCGTGTCTGGTAGTTGATGGCACACTGTCGCAGGTCTTCCATCCCTGCACCTGCATACGTCCATGGCTTCTGCCAGGGGATGATGCCTTGCTCCATCTGTGCGATGATTTTGTCCGTTACTATCTGATACACGTTGCGTGCCTCAGTCTTTGATTCGCTCTTGTTGCTGCTGTTGGTTTTGTTTGTTTTCTTCATACTATTCGGGGCACTTAGGGCAGCCCCGTTCTCCCATTAAGTTTATTACTAATTTCGTTCTCTCAATACACTCGCTACGCATAGCGCCACGATACTGAATACTAATACCGTTCCCATACTTATGCTGCTTTCTTGGTTGATACCTTTGCCTCTGGCATTGTTGTAGTCTCCTGCAGCTTGTCGCCGATGGTCTTCTTCACGTAGTCTATGCGCTTCTTGCTCAGGCACCAGCCTTCGTACTTAGCAATCCATGTGCCATACTTCTTCAATGCCTTGCGATACTTCTTTGTGTCGCCGAATACCAACACAGCCTTCTCGCTATACGAGCATACATACACTGCACCAAGTTTCACGGAGTTATCGCTTTGCTCGGAGTTCTCGGAGTTATCGCTGTCGCTCGGAGTTACCGCTTCGCTCGACGATACTGGCTCAGTGGTTTCAACGGTTTCAGGCTTCGTAGTTTCAGGTTTCAAGTCCTCGCCCTTTAAGGGAGAGCCAGAGAGGGTCTGCAGGTTCTCGCGCTTCTCCACACGTCGCTTCGTTGGGTCGCTCACACCTTTGAGGATGGCACGCTGTTCGCTTAACATCTCGATGACATACACCGTCCCCGATTCGTCACCCTTCACGCATACCTCCGTACCGATGGCGATTACTTTTGGTTCAGGGTTCACGCATACTGGCTCATCACATTTACTATTTGACGATTCACCATTTACCATTTCGTTTTCGTTCTTCGGCGTTTCACATACTGGCTCAGGCTTTGCCTCCTCTGCCTTGACAGGCTCTTTCATCACCTCAGGCACGAATGTTTTCTTGATAGTTGTTGCGGTCCAGTTGGCTGTCACGTTTACTGGTTTGCCGTCCTCATCGACTATCATCATTGGCATCTGCAACAGTACGCATACACCATCTGTGAATACGGCTGCACGGCTGCAGTCTTTCAGGTACATGTCGGTGAATGGCGGAAACTTTCGGAACGATGTGCCTTTCATACCGATACGGAAGTCATACGGTATTTCTCCGTCGATGCATACTTCTGCCTTCTGCTCTGTGCCGAAATCTGGGTTGCTTCCTATAATCGTGATCGTCTTGCTATACGAGCGCCCTTCGATTGTTACCATGTTGGTAGCGCCATTTACCTTGCCCAGCATACTACACTTCTCCACAAACTCTTTCCATGCGCTGCCTATATGTATAGGGGCGGTGTCGAGCTTTGGTACGACAGTGCGCCAGTTTGGATAGCGACCCTCAATCAGTCGTGTACGTTCCTGACATACATACGCATACTGCAGGCCGTCGATGGTCGTAAACTGGATAATCTGTCCGGCATGTGCCTCCAGAAACTTCGTCGGCACAATCCATCGGGTGTCACCCGTTGTTGCCTGCATAGGTACGGCCAATAGTACATGTCCATCGCTTGCTACCAATGCTTTGTGCTCAAAATCAAAGCATACTCCATTCATCACGGGACGCAGTTCGGAGGTGTCTGCATACTTACATATCGTGGCGACGTCGGCAGGGATGAAGCACGATGCCTCCACCTGCTCCGGCTTTAGGAGTTCGTAGGCATGGACAAACGTCATACGGTCGGCTTTCTTTATCTTGAGCATACTCTCAAGGTCTGCCAGTTGCGCGAACACCTGGCACGGTGTGGTCGTGAGCGTCATGCCCTCTGCCTCAATGGTGTGCTGCTCCTTATACTTGTCGTTTGAGTCAGCACTGAAAAACAGGGATTTAAACAGCGCTTTCGCTACCTGCGATGCGGTCATACGCACCTCGTCTGCAGGAGCTGCGATCATGGTTTGGAATACTTCGTTTGCATAGTTTGCCACTGCTGCATACTGATTGTTCACACTCTGACTGTTTGTTTTCTTTGTTGCCATACTACATGCTGTTTAGGGCACAGCTGCCGGTCTTAATGATTGATAAATTGATTTGGTTTAAAATTCGATACTATTCGCACTCTTTACGGCTGTGCATACTCCGTACATACTACTTCACGTTTTCTGCCTGATAGTCCATACTAAACTGGTCGTAGCCAGCTTTGAGTTCGCCTACGGTTACGCCCAGGAGCAATGCGAGGGCGATCAGTTCTTTTTGAGTTGTTGTTGCCATACTATACGCCCACTTACGGCAGGGCATCTCCGCTTTTGAAAATTGATAATTGATAATTGACAATTGAAAATTACATACTTCACTGCATACTATTCCGGCATGATGCCGATGAGGATCAGTCCTGCGAGGATGCCTGCCCATGTGAGCACACACTCGCCCACTGTGAACGTATCGCCGTCGATCGTGAGAAACGGCATACTCCAGAGTTTGCATACTAACTGTTTCATGATAATTGATAATTGATAATTGAAAATTGAGAATTAAGAATACATGATTTCCCGATACTCATACGCTTCGAGCTGGCGGATGGTCATACGCCGTGCATACATATCGAGATAAAACTCGACATCTCCATACTCAAAGTCCATACTATACCCATCGAGGCCCAGCAAGTCCTCATACATAAAGCACTCATCGCACAGGCGCATGCCCGCCTTGAGGTTGATCTTGTCGTTGATTGACAACACTGCATACTCGTCCTTCCTCAGTGTTATCGGACTTAACATACTTAACATACTATTCGCTGTTTTCTTCGTTGTCAGGTACTGCGGGATCGAACCGCACACAGCTTCGGGGTCCCCATGTGGGGACACTCTGTGGCAAGCCTCATACTATGCGTGAGTGCATACTACGTGCATACTATGTTCTTGCGTACCCGTCCGGCAGGTATAGTCTTTGCCCAGCTCGTGAGCATACTATATCAGATTCCACGCTTTTAGTGCGTACACTATCCCCTAAAAGGGGGCTGCCTTCCTTGTTTTTTCAGCATTGAGCATACTTTTTCATCTCTATCACATTTGCAACCTTCCCACGTACACGATCCGTGCACGTCTCAAAGGTTGCCGGCTTACTTACTCGCTTTGCGGGCTGTGACTTATTGTCGTAAGTGCATACTTTCTGCTGTCGAAGATTTGGGGTATATCCCAAAAATCGCATACAATAAAACACCAAAAACAGGGCAAAAACATATAAAAGCAACGGCACACCATCAGGGCACACCATCAGCAACGGCACACCATCAGGGCACACCATCAGCAAACGGCACACCATCAGGGCACACTATCAGCAACGGCACACCATCAGGGCACACCATCAGCAACGGCACACCATCAGGGCGGCGGCTCTGCTGCTGCCGGCCTCCTGCGTTCCTGCTCTGTTCTTACTCGCTTTGCGGGCTGTGTTGTTCCGTCCCTCCGTCCCTTTCGCATTGCTTCAAATAATCGGCTTAATACGGCTTTTCTCTGGTGCTGTTCGGTTCGGGTTTTCAAACACTCACATTTAAAAGATGTTCCAGAATGTCGCGGCGTTGCTGCTTTCCATCAGGGCGGCGGCTCTGCCTGTAGATCGTCGGGCGGCTCTTCTTTCTTCTGTTCCTGTGCTGCTGCTCTGGTATCGTCCAACAGATAAATAATACATTATCTTTGCACCATCAGGGCGGCGGCTGTTATGGCTAAAACACCATATAATAACAGTACGTTAGAAAAACGCTTTTTCCCTACCTGCAGGGCTTTTTATGTCCCTGCAACGCTTTGAGCCTAAAGGGCTTTTTTTCGTCGCTCAAACGACGGCCGGCCCTGCTATTAAAACAGGGCGGCAATACGGCGCAAATGGCTAAATATACCGGCTTTCTTCGTGGCCTCCATCTGTACCGTTACGGCTTCCGGTGTTGGCTGTTCCTGCTGCTGCTGTGCTGCTGCTTTGGCGGCTTTCTTCTCTGCTCTCTTCGCTTTCTTCTCTGCTTTCTCTGCTGCTGCTTTGGCTGCTGCTGCCTCCATCTCCGGCCGTATTGACTTTGTAACGTAACTTCTTAGGTCGTTCTGTACTGTGGTGTAATAATCTACGTACGACTTAACAGCGTCTAAAATACCGATAAAATCTACCTTAACAGGGATCAACAGGAAACGGCCTGCAAATGTATCTATATATTCTACACCATCAGGGAAACGGCGTGTTATCATCAACTTTGCACCATCAGGGCGGCGGCTCTCTTCGTCACCTGTGGCGGCTTTATATTCTACCATCTTACAAATCTGTTGGCGGCTGTTGGTCTTCACTACGTCGAAAGAAAAACCTTTGCGGCCTGCTGCTGTTCCTGTTCTCTTCTCTTCTGCTGCGTCGGCTGCTGTTATTGCTTCGTAGCACCATTTAAGAGCTACCATATTAACACCTGCCTCCGTACATTTTCCAGACTTTCCGAAACGGTTTAAATGATGGAAAACAAACAGGGCGCTGTTTGTGGCGTTCTTCACTTCTCGCTTTGCCTCCTGAAAACCTGCTTTCACGGCTTTCTTCTCTGCTTCGGCTGCTGCCTGTTCTGCTTCTGCCTCTGCTTTCTTCTGTTCCCATAAGTCGCGGCGGGCGTTCTCTTCGTTTCTTGCCTGAAGATCGGCGGCGGTTGCTGCCTCTGCTGCTTTGCGTTCTTCGCTCTTCTGGTTGTTCTTCACTGTGCGGCTGCTGTTCTTGCTGCTGCGGTTCTTTGTCTCTGTTGCTGTTGTTGCTGCCTGCTGTGCGGCTGCTGTTTTCTTTGTCTTCATGAGTTTGTATTTTTGATGATTAAACAATAATTTGAACTTTTCGGCGGCAAAGTTAGGTATTATATATTTTTCCCGCAAATATTTTTATCATTTTTTTATCATTTTGCGCATTTTAGACCAATAATTTAATTATTGAGGAAAAACAAAACAGAATATAACGCTTTTAATGTATCTTTTTTCTTTTTTCGGCTCTTTCGCTTTTCGGGGCGCTGATCCTCGCGCGTACATAATATATATATATGGGGGGCCGCATTCCTGGCGGGTCTGACAATTGATAATTGATAATTGACAATTGACGGAAACAGCAACAGCGCGGGGCTGCTGCAGTTCGGCGGATCAGGACAAAAAACAGTGCCGGACGGCGGCGGCAAAAGTGCCAAAATTCTCACGGGGCCGCGTTGTCTTTTTATCGCTATTGCATAGCTCTTTTGATGCGTACCCGCAAAAATCCCTTTCCGGCTCCAAAATCGGGCTTCCAGGCTGGGGTCAAAGTTGGCCGATCTGAGCCGCGGAAAACAGACGGCCGGCCGGCTTTCGCTGTCGCTGTCCGTGATCGGCTGCGCGTCATCCGTCGCGGCTGTTCGTCCGTCGCGGCTCTGGCCGTCTGGCGGTGGCGGTCGTGGCTGTGTCGGCCTCCTGGGGTGGCGGTGCATAATGCCTACAGTGGCCCCAAAATCCAGTGCGCAGGGGGCGGGTCAGTGTGGCGGCGGCTCGTGATTGCGTGAAGGGAGGTGGATGTTTTGTAAGTCCGTTGGTTTGCAGAGAGTTACGAATTTTATTTGAACCTTTACTTTAACTTAACGTATGTAAGTCGTTGAGGAATATAGACTTATGGATGCTTATTTTGATTAGATATAAATAAGGATTGTGTATGTCTTATTTTAATCAGATTTAAATAAGGCTATTTGTGCTGACATTGGTCAATGATTGTTTGGGCAAACGGCTTGATATTAGTCAAGACACGGAGTGTATAATATAGAAAAAGTTAGCGGTCAATGGACTATGCCACTGGCCGCCGACCGTTCGGAATGTTTAACATGTTTTTATGAATACGTATAGAAAAGACTATATTATGTCATTGCAGGGACGAAGAGTTGTCGGTATTGCCGACCATTGAGGGTGACGTAGCCGAGGTCAATGGTTCCTTCGGGATAGAGAGGAGTCTCGTCGTCGCTGGACGATGAAGGCATCGCCACTTCTTCCAATTCGCTATAGTCGCAACCTATGGCATCGGCTATACGGTGCAGGGTGCGTGGAGTCATCGTTCCACGCCGTAGGGTGTTGGATATGTTGGCGCGTGTCACACCCATCTTTTCGGCTAAGGTTCCATGGTCGAACCCGTACTTTTTGATAATGTCATTTACTGTCATAGCTTTTTGCTTTTATTAATCACGGTGCAAAGGTAGGAATAATATTTGAAACCACCAATATTTTTTATCTTTTTTTTATCATTTATTTATTTTTTCTTTTATTTTCTTGACTTAAATCATTTATTTAAAACAAAAAGGAGGGCGTGTGCCCTCCCTTCGTGATGTGGTGGATGGGGTCATCCTTCGAGGCCGTAGTCGTCGGGGCCTCCTGGGTTGCCTCCGTCGTCGCTGGATGATGAGCTGCCGTCGTTGACTCCTGGGGTTTGCTCCTCGGTGTTGTCGAGGGTGGCATCTTCTTCCTCGATGACATTGCCTTGCTTGTCGGTCTTGCGCCATGATACGCTTTCCTCGAATCGGTCGCTGAATGCTGGGTGTACAGTGGCCGACACTCGGCTCTTGCACTTGTTGGCGGTGAGGTCTTTGGCGGTGACTACTGTCACTTGTCCTGTCTTCTCGTCCTTCGTGTCCTTCACACTGCCACGCAGGTTAGGACCGAGGGTGATGAACTTCTGGCCAACCTCTGCACGGAATCCGTCGCAGAGCTTCTCCTGTACCACACGCATGTATTCCTTTACAGCGGCAGCGATGGTGTGTGCCTCGATGGTGGTGTTCTTACTTGCTTGTTCGCATATCTGCTCGAAGCCATAAGTCCCGTTGGGAATTGGAACGGGATAGAAACTGTGAGTACCAAGTTTGGTGTTCTCTTTTGCGTAATAGTCAATCTTTACGTTGTGCATAATCTTTGGGCTTTAATATGTTTGACAATCAGGAAATTTTCACCCCTTCGTTAGTCCCCTTTTAGTCATCCCGTGCATCCACTAAGAGTCATCTCACTAAGCGACTCTTAGTCATTCCGTGGACTCACTAAGACTCCCCTCGTATGGGGACTTGTTTTCTTACCGACAAAGATAGCACAACATTCGCAGGATTTGATGACAATTTCACTCCACGATGGGTTCTTGGATTCCGTAGTCGGCAAGGATGGAGGTGATGAAGTCTACACCGTCGTCGGTCCATCGGTAGGCTTGTGCCGTGGTGCGATGGTCGAGCTGTTCACGTATGGTGAGCCGTGTGACGGCATATCCTTGTCGGACATAGGTGCGCCGCACTTGGTATTTGTAGGCACTGCCTGCCTGCCGTCGGTAGATGATGCCGTGTTCGGTAAGGATGCGGTTGAGCATCTGTACGGAGATGTTGAACCGTATGCTGATGTCGCGGCTGGTGTAGACGTTGGTGGGCACGGGGCGGTGGTAGGAGCGTGGGCGTGAGGGTGCGGGCAGTGCCGTGGGTTGCTGACTGAGGATGATTTGCTTCAGCTCGTCGAGTTCGGCTTTCAGCTCTGCCAGTTCTGCTCGGCTTGCGTTTCCTCCGCTACATGCTTCCATCAGGAGTTCACGTCGTTCGTGGTGGTGACGGAACTGGTATTCGAGTTCTTCCCATCGCAATACGAGCTTGGCGCGTGCCTCGTCGTTGAACTTTGTGGCGATGTACAGACACTCGGTTTTGGTGAGCGAGTATAGGGGCCTTTGTTTGCCCTGACGGTCTGTGTAATAGGTGAGGGAAAATTTTCCCTCGCTAACTTTTTCCCATGCTGCTTCCATCTTTCGGATGGCTTTGAGCACGTCGTTGTGGGGTTTGCCCGTGACTTCTGCTATCTGCAGTGAGGTCATGGTGTTGGGCATGATGATGATTTCGCTCATGACACGCCTCCTTTCAGTGCAAGGGTGAGGATTTGGAAGAGGTCGAGCAGTGAGCCGATGATGGTGTCGCACTGCTGAATGTCCTCGGGGTTGGTGGACACTTGTTTCTGTTGCTCTGCGTATGCGAGGCTGTCGCATAGTTGCTCCTTCATGCTGGAGGCTGTTTCGTGGTCGAGCCACGAGGTGAGTGTTTTGTTTGTTTCCATTGCTTGTTATATTTGGACTTTGTTAGGACAGAGAAACGGCTGTCCGATCCCGTGCCAAATATAACAAGTCTTCTCCTGTCGGGGAGTTACGTTGTGTGGGTCGAACAGCCGAAACCGACTGAATATATAATAAGGCGTGGGCACGAAGAAAGCCCAACCTCGGGTGTATGTTGAGCCGTAACGTGACTCTGACGACAGGTTACTACCTATTATACTTGGCGTGACAAAGGTAAATGTTTCCTATGACACGACCAAATGTTTTTGCAACTTTTTGACGATTGCAGGCAAAAAAAAAGTTGATAAGCGGTGGATTTGCATTCTGCGGCTATCATTATTAATCACGTGGCAAAGTTAGTGATTGTTTTTGAGACCGCAAAGGGAAGGTTAACTAAAAGTTACGGAAACATACGTAATAGTTAAGTTTTTGTTCTGGTTGCTATTTCTACTTTGCATTTCCAAAGTTTCAAGTTTCAATGTTCAGGTTTCGGTTTGTCATTATGTTTCGTGGTGGTGTTTGTATCTTTGCCGTGGAAATAGAGCCTAACGGCAATGTAAAAATTATAAAATGCAAGAATGTAATAATTATGCATTATGCATTATGAATTATGAATTGAACGACTATGATTATTACAACGATTGAGGAACTGAGGCTGCATCTGCCGAATCATGCATATGATGATTTGGAGTCGATGGCCGGAGCATTCCGCCGAAGTGAGGCGGATGTGCTGAAAGAAAAGATTGGACACCCGCTCTACTCGGAGATGATCCGTCGCTATTATGCGGTGGATGCGATGTACCGCAGGAACTGGCTGGTGGGCGAGAGTGAATGGAACCAGGATGCTAACGACCCGTGGGCGGAACTGGTGTACCTGTGTCAGCAGGTGGTGGTGTTCGATGCATTCGGACGGAGTGCCGACCTGAATGCGGTGAGCGTAAACCAGAGTGGTATCAACGTGGTGGATGCTGAGAACTACGACACGGCATCGAAGGACTTCATCGCGGCGTATAAGGCGCAGATGAACCGCGAGATGCACGCAGCGGTGAACCGACTGCTGGTGTGGTTGGAGGAGATGGCGGAAGCCATCGGACAGGTTAGCGGTGAGCGGTTAGCGGTTAGCGAAGGCGGGGAGGACCATAAGGCTAATGAGGCTAATGGGACTAATGGGCAGGAGGCCACGGAGGATGCTTCGTCGAGCAGCGACGAGGGGTCGAGCGAGGAGCCGACGGCGGTGGAGGAGATTGTGGAGCTGTGGAAGAAGAGCCGCTTCTACTATCGTCATGCGGAGTTGCTGGTGGGTACGGCGAAAGGGTTCAACGAGTTCGTGGACATCTACGAGAGTCGTGAGCGGTTCGTGACGTTGTTGCCCGACTTGCAGTACTGTCAGCAGCAGTTCATCGAGAACGAGTTGGGTATGCCGCTGATGGAGGACTTGCTGCAGAAGCGGATCACGGGCAGACTGAGCGAGGTGGAACGACAGACGGTGCGGCTGGCACAGCAGGCGTTGTGCTTGGCGGTGGAAACACGAAGCAAGATGTTCAACCGCAAGGAGTCGAAGGACGAGGCCATCGGTGCTGTGGCACGTATGGTGGGTTTCGTGCGCCGACATATCAAGGAGTATGACCAGGAGGCTGCGCAGTACTTCCCTCAGTATCGTGAGGCGATGGTGATTGCGGAGGCTCGTGAGCAGCATGTGGAGTGCCCCGAGCGGAAGCCGGAGCCGTGGGTGAACAACAGGAAAGGGAACGGAATGCTGGTGATGCCGGCGGTGCTTTAGCCCACCATTCGGTGCAGCCGAATGTGGGCAATGTAAAAATTATAAAATGTAAAAATGATGCCGCCGAAGATTGACGGAATAACGACATAACGGAGGGTTTAGCGGTTAGCGGTTAGCGGTTAGCGAAATTATGGATTGACGGAATAACGACATAACGGATATGAATTTTCCAAGAATTGATAATCTGATAGAGCATTGGGCGGAGATATATAAGCCTATCATGCATTGCCCATTGAAGGGGGCAAAGGCACGTCGTTTCTTTCGGTTTGACTCGATTGAGACTGCGCAGGACATTACGAAACAGTTTACAACATTCCGGACTCCGGTTGTTGGCATAGTCACTCAGTTTGATGGCGTGAGCCACGGCTCGTTGATGGAGTTAGAGGTTATTGTGTTCGTCTTCACGAAGCAGTTGGCTCCACGCAGTGATACATCTGGCGCCGAGATAGCGGCAGCGGATGCCAAGTACTTCGGTGCAGAAATTATGAACGATTTATGGATATGGCTATGTGACCAGAAGCGGCGTGCACCGAAAGACCCGAAGCATCACCTTCACTGGTTGAATGGACTGGACACTGACAACATCGCCATCATGTCGTACCCAGTGATGCTGAACGATTGGTGGCCAACGACACTGGAACTGAAAGTGAAGGTGCCGAGGCAAACGTGCGTGGACGAGAGTAAGTATGTGGAAGACCCTCTCTAACTCTCCCTTAAAGGGCGAGAGATTGTTGAGCGGTTAGCGGTTAGCGATAATTATGGATTATAAATTAATTAGAGATGGCGGACACGAACATATTCAATTATAAGTTGAACTCGCTCAGACCGAGGGAGAAGATGAAGTATATGGCGGGGGACACTCGGCAGAAGGTGATGAAGGCTTTCGATGTGCAGGAGATTTACCCGATTGGTGAGGTGTACCCTGGATGGTTTAAAGAGAACAGACGCAGGGCCGAAGCACAGAAGGGGTGGTATTCGACCGGAGAAGGCTATAAGAGTTTCCATCATCAGGTGAGGTACACACCGAGTCAGCTTGATGACTTCCCGAGTGAGGTGCATATCGAGTATTTCTTCAACCACTACCTTGGGTATGTGGACTTGGGTGTGGGCAAAGGCCGCCCGTTGCATAAGGTGAAACGTAGCGAAGACGCACGACGTGACGATCGGTATGTGACGGAGTGGAACCCAAAGGCAGGTGAGACACACCGTCCGCTGTTCCGCAAGGAGATGCGCCACCTGTCGAGGCGTGCAGGCATGTGGCTCGTCACGTGGTCAGGGCGGATGTTTTACGGCTTTGTGTTCCGTGGACTGGAGGGCATCACCACGAACAAGCGTGAGGATGGTGGACTGTATATAGAGAATGTGAAGGCGAAATAAGACCGCCCCCTCTAACTCCCCCAAGGGGGAGAAGAACAATAACGAAAACGATAACGATAACAAAATAAAACATGGCAAACAGATATACGCAGACATTCGTAGCGGATGTGCAGTTGAATGGCAAAGGTGCTATCAACAACATCGACCTGATTGAGAAGGAAATCAAGAAGCTCAAACAGGAGGCACGTGACATGAAACTCGGTGGCAAGGAGGGAACGAAGGAGTATAAGGACACGGTGAATGCCGTCAAGGACTTAGAGAAGGAAGTGAAGAAGGCAAAGAGCGAAGTGCTTGATTTGAGCAAGTCGTTCTCTACGGCAGGTAAGAGTGTGGCAGGATTGAAGAACGAGTTGAAGATTGCCACACAGCAGTATAACCGTCTGACTAACGAGGCAGACCGTAACAAGATGGCACTGAGGATTCGACAGATCAAGACGGCGCTGCAGGAGATGAACGGGCAGTTGGACGTAGCGAACACGAAGTCGAGTGCCTTCGGTCGGTTGGCACAGCGTGCTGCGGAATACACGGGTATGTATATGCTCATCAACCGAAGCAGGCAGATTGTGACGAATGCCATTCAGGGGAACCTTGCACTGAGTGACAGCATCTCGGATATTCAGAAGGTGAGTGGACTGAGTGAGGAAGCTGTGAAGGGATTGGTGGGTGAGATTGAGAAATTAGACAGTAGGAACGCCCCTTCCGTTTTGAACTCCATGGCCTATGCAGCGGGGAAATTAGGAATTAAGGGTGCGGAGAACTTGCTTGGTTTCACCCGTGCGGCTGACAAACTGAACGTGGCATTGAAGGAATACCTGGGTGATGGTGCTGAAGGTGTGGTGAGTCTGATGAAGTTTGCCAACGTCATGGGGACGACGGACCAATACGGAGTGGAGCAGGCATTGCTCAAGACGGGTTCGGCATTGAACTACATGACACAGAGCACTGCAGCAGCAGCGGACTATATGATTGACTTTGCCAGCCGATTCGGACCTATCGCACGACAGGCACGAATGACGAGCGGTGATGTCATCGGACTTGCTTCGGCTCTCGATGCCCTCGCTGTAAACAACGAAGAGGCAGCGACCTCGTTGCAGAAGTTCGTCATCAAGGTATTGTCGAGTCCTGTACACGTCGCCAAAGCTCTCGGTATGGATGCCGACGCAGCGAAGGAGATGGTAGAGACGGGCAAGAGCATCGAACTGGTAGAGATGGCTCTGGCCAAACTCGGTGAGCGTGCAGAGAAGTACGGTGTGAGCGGCATCACCTCAGTGATAGGCGACATCGGCTCGAAGGGTCAGGCACAGCGACTCATCAAGACATTGGCTACTTTGGCGAACAATACGCAGATGGTTGGCGACTACGTGACGATGGCCAACAAAGCCTTTAGCGAAGGCACCTCGGTGATTGATGAGTACAACATCAAGAACCAGAATGCGGCTGCGATTATGGAGAGAGCCAAGAATATTTGGCAAAAGTTCCTTGTGAATGCACAGGAAGTAGGCGTGGTAAAGGAACTCGCTCAGGAGTTCTATGACATGTCCGTAGCTTTACAGAACAGCACGGTATGGATGGGAAGCATGACGGGTTCGATGAAGTTACTGATGGGTGTATTGAAGATGCTTATTTCAATTCTTCCACAGCTTATCATGTTCCTTACGTTCTCCGGTCTTGCTCGTGGCGTCATTGCCATTATTAATTTGGCAAAAGCATTTATGACCTTGCGAACAGCATTTATGATGATGAATGCGACTATGCAAGCAAGTGTGATAGGAGCAACAGCAACGGCCTTTGTCCTGTTGGCTCAAGCCTGCGGTATGTTCTCTGACGAATTGGTTGACATGACCAAGAAAGAGAAAGAGGCAACAAAGCAAAACGATCGATTCAAAGAATC